TTATTAAATCTGCAACTTTGCCAACCATAGTTAAAACAATTCCCAAGAATTGTCCTGCAACTTTTATAAGTGGCTCAAATGCCTTACTAACTTTTCCTCCTACTGTTTCAGCTAATTCTTTTAGCTTCTTATCAGAATTTAAAGCAGCCTTAAACATTAATCCATAAGCTAACATAGAAGCTATACCAACTACAGGAAAAGCCATAGCTAGATTACCTTGTGCTGCTGTAATCCCTCTAAGTAATAACCCATACTTAACCATATCTCCTTGTGCCATTTTCATAGCCATTTTTTGTGCTGACCAACCCTTTATAGTGCTTTCCATACTATTACCAAATCTTCTAAATCCTGCTGATAACATATTGATAGGCATATTTCCTGCTGCCATAGTTTCATTTAATAATCTAAATTGCCCTATAGTAGAAGGAGGCATCATCATTTCTGGTCTAATTCCATGCCTTTGTAATCCTGCCATTCTTTGAGTTAGTATTTGAGTTTGGTCACCCATTAACCTCGTCATTCTAGCATTAAGCTTTATTGAATTAGCTTGACTATTAAAAGCACTCTCTGTTTGACCTAGCTTACCTTTCATATATACCTGCTTAAATGTAGCATCATCTAATCCAAGTGCATATTCTGTTACTGCATTTCTAGCATTCATTGCTTGTTGTGAATTAGTACCAAAAGTTCTACCTAATCTAGTAGAAGCTGTATTCAATTCTCTAAGCCTATTCTGTGCTTGAATAGAAGTTTGTGACATTCCATTTAACGAATTATCTGCACCATTCATTCCTCTTGTAAAATCTGACGTATCAGCACGTAAATTAACAAATAATTCTCCAATCGTTGCGATATTTCTCACCTTCTTTCGTTAGAAGATAAATAAAAAAGCACCTAGTATCTAAACTAAGTGCTTACTTTTATTCCTGTACTTGTTATTTTATAATTCAAATTATTAGCTTCACACATTTCAATAATTTCTTGATCTTCTTCTGTTAGTTCTCTTTTAGTTTCAAGAGTAGGCATATCTCCTATCAAGTCCTCTAAGTTATCTATTTCAGCACCTAAAGAATTTAATATCCATGTACCCAACTTAGCAAATTTACTCATATCATTATAATATTTTAGTTCATTTTGCCACCTTAAAAAATCAGAATTTATTATTGAATACATTTCTTTTACTGTTAATTCTTCAATGTCACTTTTAGAATAATTTAATTCTTTTGCAAAGAAGATAATTATGTTTACATCATATTCATAGCTTGAGAAAATACCTTCTTCATTCCTGTAAAATTTACTTCTATAAATCCACCTATCAGTTCTTCTATTTCACTCATGTAAGCTTCTTCTATATCCTCATTAGTTAGAGTTGGGAATATTACCGTTAATTTTTCTTGTACCTTTTCAAATACTACAGTAACTATATCATCAGTCTTTTGGTCTTTTACATCAGTACCAATAAAACTATTAAAATCTATATTTATTTCTTTTGATAATTCTCTAAGTTCTTTTATTTTCTTTTCACTTATACATATATCCTTATTATTAACTTTAACTATTTTCGTTCTCATAATATCCCCCTAATTTTATAATCCAGTTAATGCTCCGTTACCCTTACATTTTAAAGATAATTTAACTTTGTCCTTAACAGATGTATCTATATCAAGACCAGTTATTTTTACCTTACCTTCAAAATCTGCATCTGTTGCCGTTTTAAGTATAAATAATTCTAAAGCAACATCTACGCCAGTTGACATTGCTGTCATTATTGCCTTTTGTCCAGTAGTGTCTGACTTATCAAATATACCATCCATTGATACCTCGAAGCCTTTAGTCGTTATTGCTGTTTCTTCCCAACCATCAGAATCGAAACTAGTAACATCAACTTCATTCGCTTTAATAGATAATTTCCAAGATTCCATTCTTGCAACTTCTACCGTACCTATCTTTATTGCCCCTTTTTCTCCAGTTATTGCCATTACTTAGCACCTTCTTTCGTAATTATATAATTTACACTAAATTCACTTCTATTTTTTTCATCATGCCCTATAAAAAACGGACTTTGTTGAGGTGTATAACCCTCTAATTTGTTTAATAGACTAAATATACTATTGATGATTTTCTCGCCCTCTACATAGCTTGTATTCCTTACTACTACTTGAAGTCCATCATAGGTAATCATGCTATCATCAAAATAAAAAGTTGGCTTTAGTCCACTTGTGCTAAATAATCCAACTCCATCACCATCAACAATACTTCCTATAGTTATTCCAGTTATTCCATTATTTTTAAGGTAGTTTAATATTTCTATCATCTTAAACTCCTTTCTATTGCTTTTCCTATTTCTTCTACATATTTATCGACATTTTCCCTAAAAGGTCTTTCTATAAACTTAGCACCACCACCTCGAGGGTGTCTAAACCAAGTCCCCTCATGCTGATAACGAGTATAAGGTAAACTTGCCCCAACTTGCCAAGATAAGTTCCCTTTTCTTCGAGGTGTAGCTAATTCCCCTCGTAAGTCCCCTAGGTCTACTGGTGCAGCTAAACTTGACTTTGCTGCTAAATCTAGTGCAATATCAGCTAATTCTTTTTCGGCTTCTTCTGCTGCAATAATAGATAGTTCTAAAAGCTTAGATTGTAATTCTCTTAATCCTTCTATTTGCATTATAGTAAATACCCCTTGTACCCCATAATTCCATCAAGTCCGACTACTGAATTAGCAGCAGCTACTTTCCTATCGTTTATGTAGTCACCAACTTTAATAGGTCTTACACATTGTATTACTCCACTACTAATAACTTTATTGCCTTTATCGTCAGTAATTTCTTTGAACTTATCAATTAACCTACAAGCTATTTCACTTTCCTCAAATACTGGCTCATTGTAAGTGTTAGCACCTATTTTCTTTTTTAAGTTAGCTATATGACCTAAATAATCTACTAACATATTGAAGCCACCCCCAACATATAAGGTTTAAGCATTGTTCTAGCTTCAACACATATAGTTTTTCTAGCTTTTACATCATAATTTTCACTAAGTCCTTCAACGCTAAAAGATGTAACCCCTTGATTGATTAATTTACCTCTTGAACTACTTAAAGTTTCAATCAGATACAAAGCTTGTTCACATATAGCCTTTTTTAATATAGCTTCTTTGTTTTCAGTATAGGAATTAAACATTAATGACATAATTTGATTTTCAGCCATTTTTAAGGATTGTTCTTGTTTTTTAGAATCGGATATTAACCACGGTTCGGAAAATAATCGTTCGTTATTGAAATACTCGTAAGCTTCGTTTACTGTTACCACTTTTACCACCTACTTTTTAGACTTCTTAGGCTTTTCTTCTTCTTCTTTTTTAGCTTGTTCCTTTTTTTCTCTATTTCTTCTTAGTAACATTTTTTACCTCCATAAATAAAAAGAGTAGAGGAATCCCCCTACCCTTTAATTAATTAAGCTTTTGCTAATACCTTTATAGCTTTTGAAGCATCTGATAAATCAACTACATAGTATTCATCAGCAGATACAACAGTAGTTTTAGCTAATATATCTCTATCAGTTTCTAACTCTACATTTCTTTTCATGTATATAGTTAATGCCCCTGGTTTTACTATAAAGTTTTCATAATAAGTTTTAGCATCAGCAGTTTTAGTTACTATCTTGTTAGATAATACAACTTGACAACCATGTATCATACCAACTGTACCTGCCATTAATATATTTACACCTACATCAGTAGCCTTTATCCAACTTTCAGATTTTCTTAATCCTGCTAATTGTGCAGGTGCTATTAATAATATTTTAGAACCATCTACATTTTCACCGTATTTTACAAGTGAATCAGCTACTAAATCAGCAGATAAAGAAGCTGTTCCATCTCCTATTGTCATTCCTGCACCTATTGTTTTAAGTTCTGCTAACGCATCATTGTCTATTTTATTAGATATTGCCATTCTTATTTGATTAGTACACTCATTAATTATGTTTCCTTTACCTACTAACACTGATTTGTCACTTATTTCAACGGCTTTACCTATTGATTTTATAGTAACTGTTTCAGTAGAAGTTGTTAAAGCATAAGTATCCATAGCAACACCTTCTGTCGTTTCACTTGCATCTCCTATATACCCAAATCTAGGGATTGTAACCGTATCCCCTGCTTGACCAACTAATTCATTATCAATCTTACACAATGGAGAGAACTTCATAGCATCAGCTAATTGGTAACTTATCATATCTTTCATTACTTGTGGGTTTATTAAATTTGCAACTTTTATCATAGTCATATTAAAACACCTTCCTTATTTTAGTTATTTAGTTGATTGTATAAGTCTTGATTTGTGTTATACAATTCCATTCTTTGTACGTAATCCATCTTATTGAATTGATCTTTTGATATTGTGGTATTCCCACCACTAGGATTAAAACCACTTCCACCTGCTTGGACATCTTCAAACAAATAAGAAGCTTCTTTCTTCAAGTTCTCTAATTGCCCTTCTAAACCTTCCAATTTTCCATCTTGATATTTTATACCTTCAACGTCTAACAAAGCCTTTAGAGCCTTATTATTCTTACATTTTGCACTAGATAACGTCTTATCCAAAGCATTATCAAATTCCATCTTAGATATTTTAGCTTCATAATCTGCAATTTGATTTTTATTTGATACTTGCAAGTCATCAAGCATTTTTTGTAATTCTGCATTATCTTTGTTGTTTTTAGATAGGTCTGATAATTGTATATCTCT